GCCGCATAGATCCCATTCTAGCTGGGGCATAGTTCCTTTCCTGATTCGACAGTGTTACGCCGACATGGCGCAACCTTCGTTTGAGGTAGGAATCAACACCCTTCTGAATGAAAACATTGAGACTGGGTTCGATGGCGATAGTACGATCGGTAACAGCTGTCTTTGGGACAGTTGTGACACGATTGCCCCTTACGCGCGTTACGGTACTGCCTTCACTTATGAGCGACTGTTTCCAGTGCTCTGAGTGATTTAACAGGACCTTCACGTACGGAAGGGCTTCTTCAGTCACTGAATGAGGACCATTCACCTTGTAATAAAGGTGTTTGTGTTCCGACTCCAGTGAAGAGAAGTTAACGCCGGGCCCAAAGCCACTCTGTTCACATATCTTGTGAAAGGTAAGGCGCGTCATAGGTCCGCAAATCTCGTCAGAGATACTACGGACCAAACCAAGAACCTTCGATACCATTACAGGTATATCGGAGGGGTGGTTCTGAAAATATCGAAGCCGTACATTCGTGTGCCAGCATTTCCTTTCGGAAAATGCAAAACTCTCGAACGCGGCCTTCTTACGTTCAGGCGCGCTGCTCCCGGGCAGATCAAGGTTCTTTTTGCAAAGAGCCTCTAACTGTCGTAGGGCAGAGTAGCGGAGAAAACTAGCCGTGACATCTGTGTCAGCTAGTGAAGAAGAAACGTAAGCGTAACGATCCAAAAGACTAAAAGTATCACTAAGATACTCCAAATCTGTTTCGGAGAGTCCGTTTTTAACGTCTTCAACTCCGGCGGAGAAGAGTCGATCAAGGAGCGGACGAGTCGAAAGACCCGTTCTATTAGGCTTAGCCATATTTCCTTTCCTATTTGATAGTTTATCTTAGATAACATCTTGACTCCTCGAGCAATTAAGCTCTAGGTATGTCCAGGTCATCAACGATATCGCTTGCGAGCTCCGAGTCACCGAAAATGGTGCCCAGGAGTGTTACCATCGCCTTCACCGCAGTAGCAGATGCTTCTACGGGCCAGGTGATGTTGCAATCGACAATAGCCTTACTTTTCAAAGGAACCGAATCACCGTCCACAAAGGAACGTTGAATTCGAATCCGATAAGAAGGTCGGCTATAGGTACTACCATTTAGGACTGCAGGCTTGCGATCAAAAATCACAAGATAGTTTTCCTGCACGGAATGGCCGTCAACCTTGTAGATCGACTGGTGCTGGTTAGCGGACCCATCATAGGTCCAGGTTCCAGGTACAGTAAAGTCAGCCATGATTGGCCTCCAATTGTGGAATTACTAACTTCATTTGTATCACAAAATCACAAAGCCTTGCCGCGTCAAGTCTATCAATACCTCCGTGTACCGCATCAAGGTTGATGCGATGCGTGAGATGTTGGAGCCCATAAATTAGGCTCATCGGAGATTCGGTGCTGTAAAGCACTTGGTCCTCGAAGACAAGATCTGGCAAAGCTAAGCTTTCTAGTGATAAGTCCATAAAGTTTTCATATCCGGTTAGGTTTAGTTAGGTCTCCTAGGAGCTTACTATATCGTCCAAAAAGGATCGACGCAAGGTCGACTATCTTGAACGCATCTAGCTGCACTTTGAAAACCAGTGAAGCGGACGGATCCCTACTCTCACGACTGTAGTCGACCTTTTCGGTCTCCATAGTGTATTGAGTAGTCCCTGAATGGGTGTAAGTAAAATTACTGACACTCCCCGAGAGGGGCGTAACAATAGTTCTATTTCGCTGGGTAGTTTTATAGCTTACCCAGCCACCTTTAAGGGTTTCCGTTGCGAATGGTGAATA